AGATATATCCATTTCAAAAGAAAAAATATCTAATGATGATAATCTTATTCTTATCATTATTTTATCCCACTGTTTTGTGGATGATTTCCAAGAGTTTCTAAATTTCATTTTATAGGTTTTTTAACATTTCTATTACTTTAGGATCTGGATACATATCACTCTTATCCTTTCTTACTGAATTATGTGTATATATTCCAGGAACTCCCTTAAAAGCTTCTCTATCTATTGCCCAGATTTCTGATCTGTAAGTCTTAGGAATATCATATGTTTCACATAAGTATTCTACTAATTGTCTTAAAGATTCAATCTGTGCATCTGAATATTTGTACCAATATTTGGTACCTTTAAATGGTGTCTCAAGAGTTGTTACATTCTCTGGTTTAACCACACCATTTACATAGTTATAGTATTTACCATTGCGGAATTTTAATGGTCCCCAATTACAAACTTCTATACCTACAGAAAGTTTATTTAAGTTTTGATATTTTGCACCGTTCTTAGTAAAGTCTTCTGAATCTATTCCTAAATGCCATGCCCAATGTTTAGATGAGAAGCATTGTACAATATCTCCATTTTCACCAATAACAAATGCAGTTGCTATTCTTGTATCATTACTATTCCAGTACCGTGATACAGCTACTGCATTGCCTCCACCCGCTGTATGATGCAGATAGATTTGTGTCTTTTTAGACTCTTCAGCATAGAACTGATCTTTATCTAATCTTGCTTGAACAATTTTACTAATATCTAGTTTCATTAGTTCTTGATGTCTTTATAAGTGTCTGATGCGTCTTTTAGACCTTTTCTTAATTTCTTTACAGTATCACATGTTTTTTTAAGAACATTGTTACCTGTAATATCAAACCAGTTTTCATTAATAGATGCAAGTTCTATAATTGAGAATATACCAAGTAAAATATTAGTAAGAATAGCAGGCACTCCTATAACAAAATCAAAATTTAAAAACTTTAGCAGTCCATTGATAAATGGAGTTAATGCATAATAGTCTAAAGGAAAAACTACTCCTGCAGTAATATAATATCCTAAAGCTTTATATACATATCCTTGTCTAAGTATTCTTGACTTAAATACCTCTCTATATTTTCTATTAGTTTCTTTAGCAATTTTCTTAAGAGAAATTAATTTAACTACAGTATCTACAAAGATAATTAGCATTAGAACAAGAGCCATTAGCTCTATTGGTGCAAAGAATGATGTGATTGACAAGGTTACAAGAGTTAATTTTGTTTTCATATTGCAGGTATTTGAGCTTTAATCAGACGATATATAATATATAATATAATAATTATTAACCATATACCGCCAATCCATGCCAGGAAGTTTACCCAACCCGGGATATATTTTATCTTTTCAGGCTTTAATGTTTTAGTTACTACTTGTGTTTTATAAACTGTATTACCAGGTACAAGTTTATAAATAGTATCTGTCTTAGCAATTACTTTGTATTTATTGTCTTTTATTCTAGCTTGAAGTTTAAGTATTGTTCCATCTTTTTCAGATAGTCTAGAAGCATAAACATTACCAAGAGAATCACAAAATAAAGTATCTTCTATAAATACAGTTTCTCCTGGAATTTCTATTGTGGTATCTTTATATTGTATTACTGTAACTGTACTATCTTTTTGAGTACATAGTGGACAGTATTTAGCTAATTTTTTTTCTATTGAGCAACTTGTAACTATTACAATCAGTAATAAAAAAAATAAAAACTTTTTCATTTATACAGTGTGTATAATAAATGCAACAACACCAACACCGTCATAAACAATATTTTGAGATATCAATTGACTATTGGGATTAGATACAAATAAAGCTTGAATTTGAGCAGCTAATCCAAGAGCTGTAACATCTGTAAAAGTGCTTATTGTTAAATTACTAAATGTGTTTTTAGTATTAATTTCTGATAATTCATTACAAGCACAATCTAAACCTTTAAGTGATTGCAATTGATATGGAAAGTTATTTCCTTTATTTCCATAATCTTTTAAATTTCCTACTGACATAATTTCTATTTATTTTAATTATCTACTTACTTCTTCCCAGTCTACTGAAGCATAAGCTCCTAAAGTTCCTCCTATAGTATCAATAGCCATTTCAATTACTATTTCAAACGCTGTTCCTGTAAATGTATTTCTTTCTAGTTGAGTAGCAAATAAAGCTTCTTTTAATATGTTAATACTTGGAGAACCTTGGTTAGAAGAGTTTACATATCCTTGTGCTAATACTCTACCCCCTGCAGCTGATGTTCCTGTTAAATTATATTCAACAGAAGAATCAACTCCAGCAGAAACCCAAGCTCCACCAGTTATTGTAGCTCCCTGAATAACTCTCCATGCATAGTTTTTACCGTTACCTAAACCTAATATTGAAACAGCAGTAAGAATAGCAATACCATCTAATCTAGTAGATTTTAATCTAATGCCTACCATAGGGTAAAATGTTCCAGCAGCAGCAAATGTTCTAGGTGTTGTAATTGGTGTACCAACAGCTTGTTGTCCACCTCTAAGTTCATATCCCCCTTCTGAAATTGCTGTAGAGCAAACTTGTTTTAATGTGCTACTATTTGCTGTAACTCCAGTATTTGTTATTTCATATCTAATTGGAAGAGATGCTGTAGTAATATAAGTTGATGTAACAAGATTGGCATGGTTAAACTTATGACATAATAAAAATACACCATCTATAATAAACCCAACTCTTACTGTTCCTTCACCTAACCACTCAATATCCATAAATAATATTTGTGCTTTAGTAATATCCAGAACTACACCAGAAGGACCATTACCATCTAAAGTATCTACATTCCAAGCAGATTGATTTACTACAGATTCAGTAACTATACCAGTAACTATACTTCTTTCTACAAAACTTAATGTTTGATTATTTAACTGAAGATATATTCCATTATCAGTTCCAAAATAACCAACTCTTTGTCTTAAGTTAGTTTGAGCAGGAGCCATCACAAATGTATTAAAAACTAAAAGTGATTTTCCAGGTTGATAGGAAAACACTTTTAAAGTTTCTCTTAGTACTTGTGAACCATTTGTAGTATTTACATTTAAGTTTACTAGTCCTTCATTTGTACTAAATACAGCAGCACCCCCACTAGCAGTGGATGTTGCCCACAAACCATTATCTTTATATCTATGAGATGAATCAAATAATGTCAAAGGACTAGAAACTCTTTGCCTTCCAAATGCATCAATAGCCATTGAATTGGCATTTGTAATGTTACCAGAAGTTATACTACTATTAATAGTATCTAACCCTTGCAACATTTTCAATTGCCAAGGAAAATTATTCCCTTTATTCCCGTAATCTTTTAGGTTGCCTACTGACATGATTATGTGTTTTTATAGATTATTAAATATATTGCCGGGACAATAAATGCCCCGACAAAAGTATTTTAACATCTATTAGTTAATAATCATAAAGTGTACTTTAACTATATTGTTTAATGCAGCATTTCCACCATTTGCTATAACAACCTTGAATGATCCAGCAGCAATATCAGATACACCAACTACAGGAATTCCTGTTGCAGCTTCATCATATTGCACACTTACTAAAATGCGTGATGTAGCAGTTATGTTTGAGTTGTTTACTGTAAAAAATGTTTTAGCATTTGCAGCTAATGTAGAAGATACAGTAGTTATTACACCGTTTAATGTATCCAATGTTACAGCCGTTGTAATAGAAGTTAACTGAGTTACAGTACCTGTATTATACAAAGATTGTAAAGGTCCTGCATTTACTGCTAATGGTAACCAAGCATCATCTCTAGTTACATCTTTTGATCCAATTGCCAATAGATTAGGAACATCTGTTGGAAGAGTTTCTCTATAGTTTCCTGCTTTAATCCAGGAGATAAAATTTAAAACATCCATGACTTTTTGTTTTTATATATTATTATTAAATTCTTACAACTGATAAATATCTAGCTCCAATTTGGTCTGTTGCACTTGATTGAACTGTAACTACAACATATATGTTTTGAGTCCAATCAATTGTTCCAACTGACATACCATTATCAAATATACTTGAATTATATGTAGCTGCATTTGCTCCAATTCCAGAATCTGAAAAGCCATCACTTGGAAGACCCAATGGTAAAAATTGTAAAGTTGATCCTGAAAAGAAAATATCTTTTTCAATTTTTACAATTTTTTGACCTGAGCCATTAGTTGCTGTATCAACTTCAGCAATTAATGTTGCTCCTGCAGTAAAATAATCAATTCCTTGAAAAGGAACATTATTTGAAACATACACTCTTACAACCATAGTGTTTGCAGATGCTATTTTTTGTAAAGCAGTTTTAATTGCAAAAATTGGTCTAATAGAATTATTAAAAGTATTAGCCGGTATTGTTGAAAAAGAAACAACTGTATTAAATGGTGAAGATGCTGAAACTAATCCTGATGGTACTGCGCTAAAATTAGGATTTGAACTTCCTGCAGGTCCAACAGGACCTTGGATTCCTTGAGGACCTTGGGGACCAGTGGCTCCTTGAGAAGCTAATAAAGCCCAATTTAAAGGATCTGTAGCAGGGTTTGTAGGAGATGGTCCAACAGGATTAATACAAAAATATGATGCTCCACCAAAACCTACTGCATCATTTAATACATAAACTCCAGCTGCTGACCATGATCCTTGCCAGTTAAGCCCTGCTGGTCCTACTGGTCCTGGTACACCTTGAGGTCCAATTGGTCCTTGTGCACCAGCTGGTATATTTGCTGCAACTTGTGTTGTAAAATTTTGTACAGAAATTGCACCTGTTAAATATTCATCATCTCTTCTATCATCTTGAAGAGCTACAGGTAGTAATGTTTTATTAGGATCAACAGAGTTAACCACTCTACGTCCTCTAATCCAAGAGATAAAATTTAAAATGTCCATTTCTAAATAATTATATACATTATATCTATAATAT